GCTTTTTTGTTGGCCAAATAAATAACTCAAAGGAATTTCAAAATGGCCAATCTGCCGCCACCATACGATGACATCACAGGCATCAGTCGTGCTGTAATGAAAGACAATGCTCAAGTCACATTGGCTGAGTACAACGGAACTGCTCGTCCTGGTGAACTAGTAGTTGATCTCACACAAGATCCTCCACCGCTTTATGTTGGCAACAATGCTGGGCAATTAACACTGGTAACTTCGGGTGGCGGAGGTGCCGGATTGCCATTGGCCAATGGCACAAGTAATTTTAACATTGCTACAATTGACAGTAGCGCCACTATAACGGTAGACGATGGACCAGTTTGGACTTTTGATGCCACAGGTAATGTAACTGTTCCTGGCAGCATAGTTGGGTTAGCTACAATTCGCATTGACAACAGTGCCACAGGCAATACAGCAGATATTGAACTACGTGCAGCTGACAATATCCTACTGCAAGGCAAAGATTTTGCTGGAATTGCAGGCGGCGAAAGAGAAGGCGGCGATATCAACATCAACAGTGGTGCTGGCACTGATGCTGATAATTTTGGTGATGTTGGTGGATCAGGTGGCGATATAAGATTGACTGCAGGCGATGGCGGTGTTGCTGCAGGAAGTAGTGGAGGCGCTGGCGGTTTTATTACACTCACTTGCGGAGATGGAGGCACAGCCAATGCTATCAATGAATCAGCAGCTGGTGATGGGGCGAGTTTGACGTTGGAAGCTGGATGGGGCGGCAACAACGACGGTGATCCAGGTTTAGGCGGAGATGGCGGCAACGTTATAATCCGCGCTGGTAATGCCACTAATTCAGGGTTTGCTGGAAATGTTTTGATTACCGCAGGTACAGACGCCGCCGGAGCCCCTGGTGAAATTGTTTTTGCCGCTGACAGAATAAACAGATTGATTTACCAAGAAGCAACTGCCTCTCTTTGGTTTACGCCAGTAACACTAGCTACATTAGGGTCAGCAGCAAGCAAAGCCGGTGCCCGGGCGTTTGTCAATGATGGCAATTTGGTAGCTTCAGGCAACTTTGGTGCTGTCATAAGTGGCAGTGGTGCCAACACAGTTCCTGTGTTCAGTGATGGCACAAACTGGCGAATTGGATAAACTATCTAACTTTGCACGTAACCCGCCGAGGCAGGGTTTCATGGCCGTAAAAAATCCGCACATCTTGACGGGTCAATTCAAGAGTGGCGCGGATCGGATAGTATAGTTTAACGACCTTTGCTATTATATAGAAACTAATTATAGCACATTGATTGGTTACAAAGCACGAATTCGGCGATATAGATCTAGTATATTAGTCTTGCTTAAATTACACAGTTGATGCATGCCCAAGAGATTTTTTTCTTTTTGATCCAAGCTTGATTGTATCTCGTTGAACTTAACTTGTGCTAATACTTTAACAACGGCCGCAGCCCGATTGGCATCGGACTCTATAGAATCAAACTCTGTGGTAAAATTACCGTGTCCAAGATCAATACCGAATTGTGACAACCATTCATGATATCTCACAGGACCAAGCATCAAACAAGGTTTGCCCATGATCAATGGTTTTAGAGTTTTTTCTGTGACATGATACTCTACTAGATCCCAGCCACGTCCGCTACAAGAATCAGTTTCAAATTGTACTTCTAATTTAAAATTATTGTACAACGATGCTTGTATTAGTTTACTAGGAGTAGACATGCCATAATGACTACCACCAAAAAATCCAGATTGATAATCCAATGAGTCAAGGCTAGCAGGAGCACCTGAGTTTCCAATGACCTTGCCGTTGTACTTTACTAAACTTTTTTCTAAATTTAGTTTGCTTAGTTCATAAATGAATCTATGACGGAGATTTGAAATACGACCAATCAAACAAAAAAAATCATATTCATCTGCAGCGGGTTTTGTATCCAGCATTGTGATATGCGATTTAGGATCAAATAATTCACGACCGTAGTTAAATATTTCGTTGAAAACAGCATAGTGCGCAAGAATTGGGATACCAAAAAATTTCTGCTTTAACAAATCAATATCTATCCAACTCTCGGTAACAAAAATATAAGCCTTGGTCGTGTCTAACTTATACGCAAAATCATATATCTGTTGACAAGTCTCTGCAGCTATTAGGTTAATATCTTGCCAGGGAATAGAATCCAATGAACCTAGTTCAGTGTTGCACACAGCTAAGACTTTTCCTGAGTCTTTGGCCCACTCAACAGGTTCTGCCTTTGAAAGGTCAGCAAAGTAATCAAAAATATCTCTAAAGAATCCGTCTTTTTTAAAAAGACCTGTATCGGCATTTGGATTTAAAACTTGGATTTTCATTACACTTTGAACCAAGATAAAAATTGACTGACTTTGGTTATAACATTGTCCCAGTTACCATATTCGGATTGTCTAAACAGTCTAGCAGTTGAATACCACGGACTTGAATCTCTATCTAACAACCAACGCCAATCAGTGCTGTAGCGATTCAACAGCAACCATAACGGACGCCCTAGTGCACCGGCTAGATGTGCAACGGCTGTATCTACGCTGACCACTACATCCATGTGCATGATCAATGCCGCGGTTTCGGCAAAACTAGTGATAGAATTAGGAAACATTCTAACTCCCATCTGTTGTAGTTTTGCTTCTTCTTCGGGTGCAGCATCGCACTGCAAATTGATCCATTCATATTGAGGATTAGATTCAATTAATTTTACAACATCCTCAAAAGACATGGCCTTGTGCTGATTTAGCCATGAGTCTCTACGACCACTCCAGCACAGTCCCACACGCATGCGAGTTTTTGGTCCCAACAACTGTTGCCACTGCTGCACCAGCACAGGATCAGCATTGAGATAGCTAACTGGTTTTGCCAACGTATCTAAAGTGATGCCTAACACACCAGGGATGCTCATAATTGGAACCCAGTAATCAAAATCTCCCATGTCGTCTGTGTAACGACCCACACTTTCAATAATGCTGCTGCGCCCCAACAGAGGAATCAATCCGTCGGTTACCTGTAGTTTGATTTTTGCACCCATGAGGTGCAAGTTCCACAAGAACCGTACAAATTGAATGTTATCGCCGTGACCTTGCTCGCCTACTACCAAAATTGTTTTGCCTTGCAAGTTTTCTCCGCGCCAGCGAGGTTGAGCATGTTGTGGTTCAGTACCTGCAAGATGCTCGTAATTCCATCTTGCTTCGTATGCTGGCCAACCTTGAGCATAATTGCCCATCAACAAATATGCCACTGCTAGATTGAAATGAGCAGTGATATTGTTGGAGTCTAGTGCAATTGCATGTTGCAAGAACGGAATAGATCTTGCAGGATATCCCATTTCTCTGGTTACGTTGCCGTAGTTGTTCCAGGCTGCTGCTGATTCAGGATCTTGTACAAACGCCAATGCATAGCATTTCAGTGCTTCGTGATACTGTTGATCTGTGCGATGTTGGTTGCCTTGGGCAATTAAAAAATCTGTGTCCATGTGTCTATTTAATGCAGCGCACCAGTGGTTTTGACATTTTACATAAATACAAGCTCAACGCAATAAGGCGTTTTATGCAGTTTAACCCACTGCGTAGCAGCTAGAACCTGCATCGGACTTCTTTAAGGAGAAACAAAATGGGACGTCCACTAAAAATCAAAAAAACCACAACCAAAGACATTGGTTTCAACGCATGGGATACACTGACTTCACCTGCAGTGCCTGATTTTTTCAACACTGATCAATTCACCAACGTAGTTGGCGGCAATGACAGTGGAAACGATTTGGCCACTGCTACATATCCTGTGGTCAAGTGCCGTGTTTATATCGCTGGTGCCAGCGAAGCTGACGGATACATTATCCGTCAAAAAGGTGCTACCAAGTATTTGGTCACAGATGGTACCAACACTGGTGTTTGCACACTGGCCAACGAAGCTGACAGCGCACTAACCGAAGGCAACATGAACATCACAATGAGTGTTGGCGATAGTGCTGCCACTACAATTGCACGTTTGACCAACCGTTACGCTTTGGATTACAGCAACAACCGTTATGCTATCAACTTCTTCACTGATGGCGAAACAGGTATCAAATCTGGTGCTGCCAACAACGGCACCATCGAGTACGCTGCTGTTGAAAAATACGTTTAAATTAGCGTAACCGTATGATCCTCCTAGATAACTACTAGGAGGATTTTTTTATGAGCAGAGCATTTGTATTAGGTAACGGTGTAAGCCGATTAGAAGTAGATTTAAACACTTTAAAACATGAAGGCAAAGTCTACGGGTGTAATGCCTTGTATCGAACCTTTGCACCGGATGTGCTGGTCAGTACGGATACTCCGATTGCTACTGCAATACAACAATCTGGGTTCCCTGTTCAAAATCGAATGTACACCCGAAAACCCATTGCAGGTCTTGGTGCTCACCGTGTGCCACAACCTTATTTTGGATATAGTTCAGGACCTATTGCAGCGGCACTGGCAGCCATTGATCAAAACATTGCTGTGTACTTGATAGGATTTGACATGGGACCAGTTGGCAATAACCAATTCAACAATGTATACGCTGATACAGAATTTTACAAAAAAAGTTCAGCGCGACCGACATTCTCAGGTAATTGGGCCAGGCAGTTAGTACAAGTAATGCGAGATTTTCCCAAAACAAACTTCTTTAGAGTCAAGGGTACAACCACAGCAGATATTTTGGAATTTAACGGAGTACCTAACCTTGTGACCATGCCCATGCAGGACTTCTTAAACCGGCTAAATAACACAAAGGATCTGTAAATGTCTACCTATAAGCGTTCCACCGGTAATATTGTTTTTCAAACACTAGAAGCTAACTCTTCGGTGTCGTTCATTGGACCCACAGCCAACGCAGTTTCGGTAGTGATCAATGGAGATTTGAGTGTAAGTGGAAATGCTAGCTTGACTGGTAACATCGCTGGCGACAAGATATTCAATGGTACAACATCGATTGATATACCTGTACCCAATGGTAATATTGCCATGACCGTGGGCGGTGTAAGCAATGTAGTTGTGGTATCTTCAACAGGCACAACATTTGCAGGATCTATTGGATTTACAGGTAACGTGTCCGCTGGAAATGTTGCATCAAACGGTATTATTACGGCTGTTGGAAACATCAATACCAGTGGAAATGTAAACGCCAATGGTAACATTATTATCTCAAGAGATGCCAGTGCTGGACAACCTACATTTAGATTTAACGATACTGACACCACAGTATCAATAAACACAGTATTGGGCGCGGTGGAATGGTATACTAGCGATCTTGCCCCTGGCGGCCGGGTTACTACCGCGGTTAGATCTATTG